CGTTTACATTAAGTTAGTGACTTTGACCTTTCTGTAGTAGGCATTACCATCAGCCGCATTAGCTGCATTACTTGGTTCATCCAAAGTAGTGAAAGGATTAGCTGTTATACCATATCGGGTCTTAAAACCGATTTTTGGTTGGAACGTTTGCTCTCCAGTTGCCTTAACCATCTGCAACGGAACATACGGGCAATAGAAAATACCAGCATCGTAAGGTGAAGAACCTTTATAACCGACACAGTAGTATTCGTGTGCAGCCGCAAAATACGGATCTACATAAACTTTGTATTTTCCATTAAGTGTACCGACAAAAGTATTACCAGTAACACCATCAGCAGACAATTGACCACTACCAGAAGTAGAAGCACCAGTATCCAAGTTTCCTGTCATAGACAATGCAGCCACGACATCGGAACTAGCAATGATGAAATTTCCACGACCCCTACGAGTATCCACTGAAATAGCATTGGCATCACGTTCAATCTGGAAATGTAAACCTTTAAATTTTTCGACTGACCAACGACCATTACTATCGGTATCAAGATCAAAAATCGAAGCTCCAGTTGTACCAACCTGTGCGCCGTGCTTTGCAGAACCGACTACGGTACGAATGACTTCACGATTAATTTCACCAAGAATTTCCGTTGACAAAATATTTGCCAATTCGGTTTCAGCATCAAGACCATGAACTGCTTTAAGATCCTGTGCCAATTCCGTTGTGTATTCGGCCTTCAAGGCACGACTAACTGCTGTAACAGTAGTTCTGTCGATACTGAAAGACATTTCACGGAAATTATCATCTGCTCCACCACCTAGTGCTTCAGCACTACCAGTTGCCATACCTTTAATGGTATCCGCAGTATAGTAATCAGCTGCAAACGGATCTGTTTCTGCAATATTGGTATCATCGACACCACCAACTGTACTTCCACTATTTCCAGCAGATTGCCCAGTTGCGGCCTCATCGAACCCTGCTTCTAACCGATTAGCTGCTGTAACTTTTGCTGGAGTTGATGCGTTATCTACATAATTTGTTTTCATGTAGAAGATAAGTCCAGATGGCCCAGACATCGGTTGCACACCACAAATATCGTATGCAATCATTTGAGGAGCGGCACGCCTTACTAAACTGATAAGAACAGGATCATACCCTGCTACACCAGTACCAGTTCCTGTAAATCCACCAGTTCCCGCTGCCGTTGTTGGTGAAGCTTCTGCCAATAAACCAGAAGTAGAATTTTCTACTACTTGTTGTTCCCGAATTGCTGTTTCTTGATTTTCCAAAAGAACTGCTGTAACTGCCCTGCGATATGGATCTTGAATCTGTGGGAGAGCTTCATGATCCAATACAGGTTTCCATTTCTCTTGTAAAACTTGCGTATTACTTTGCATTTTGTTGTTTCTCCCTATTTAAATTTTAGGTTCATCTAAACCTATTTATATGAACTCTTAACTTTGAACCGCATTTGAAAGAACTTTCGTATAAGCATCCATCGAATTCGATAACGTTTCAAAATCTGTTTCTTCTGTTAATAATTCTTCTTGACTAGTTTCAGCTTTTACCGTTGGAAAATAATTTTCCTTTAAGGTTGTAATTTTCGTGGCAAAATCCGAGCTATCTTCAAAACTGACTCCCTCTGAGAGTTCTTTCAGTTTTTCAACTTCGGCAACTGTCAATTCAGAACTAAGTGATTGAATAACCTCATCTCTTTTATGCTCCGAAAGTTCCTGCTTGAGAGCAATATTACTAGTGAGTTCTGTGTTTAACTTTTTTTCCAATTGCTTGACTTTCTGACCCAATTCTTCAACAACATCGACTTTGGTATCAGGAACATCAATGTAATTTTGAGTGAACAAAGTTTTAAGACCACCAATAAAATCTTCGGCAATTTCTGACCGAATACCAGATTCTATGGCAACTTCATTTTCTTTAATCCATTCTTCGACAACGTAGTCAAGATAACTATCAACTTTATTTGTTAGTTCACTGACTGCTGTGTCAAATTCTTCTTCAAAAACTTTCTGAACTTCGACTTCTGCTGTTTCTAAATGTTTTTCAACTTCGCTATTAACAGCAGCTTCAAAGATAGTTGATGCTTTTTCTTTGAAAGTCTCTGAAAGTTCTTCGCCAGTAGAAAGTGCAGTAACAACTTCTGTCGGATCGAAAGATTCTTCAGCTCCATCATTACCGTGTACTTTCTTAACTATTTTTGATTTCTTCATTGCCTTAGAAATAGCAGATTTGGGATCAGATGATTTCGGTTCTTCTTCGATACCTTTACTATCCCAACGTTTTACTTGCTTTAGTTCTCCACCGACTGTTCTCCAAACGGTGTACTCATGGACATTTTGTTCTTCTTCACCAATTGCTACAGCAGAATCAGCGGCAACTTCTGAAGGATCATGACTGTTGAATCTGGATTTTGTTTGTCCTTTTGACCGAGCTTTACTTTTCTTGTAACCAGACTTTGATGATTTCTTTTCATAAGCCAAATCTGCTTTTTTACCCTTTGCACTTGCTCTGTACTTTCTTAGTCTAGCAGCTGCAGCTGGATCTCTGGCTTCTTGGTAAATCTCGATTTCACCATCTTCGTTTATGACTATATCAACTTCATCAAAATCGATGTCGGGATTTTCTGCTTTCAATTCAGCAAGAACTTTTTCCATTTTTACTAAATCTTCTTCAGAAACATCTTCCCAACCTTCTTCATCGGAAAGTGCTTCAACTTCATCATCATCCAATATACCTTCTTCTAATTCTTCGGATTCTTCAACTTCGGTTGTTTCTTCTACTTCATCTTCGGATGTCAATATCTGTTGGATAATTTCATCTTCAACGTCCGTAGTAACTGCCGTTGTTG